CTGTGGGTATCAAGGGAATCTCGTAGTCCTTGTACACTATATTCGTAATAGTTTCGCATTTTTTCAAGTGTTTCACGCAACTCAACAATTTCCTTGAATCGTTTCTTGTTTGAGTCTCGTGTCTCTTTTTGGAGATCTTTTAAGTCTTTCTGTATTGATTGTATTGTTGGAACCATATATGTATTTACCTCCTAGTATTATACCACGTTAGAATGACGTTATTTTATCCCTGTGCCTTCGCAGCTGGTCATTCACATCTTCTGTGATAATCTTCTTCTGTTTAAGGTTTCTGATAAACTCTACCGCCTCGCCTTCGGTCATGTTTTCAGAGTTGATAATTTTAATGATAGAAATAGTCCTTCCACCATTCTCAACGCCGAGAGACTTTATAGCCCTTTCGTGCCGCTCTAGATTCTCTCTTGCAATAATAGTGTCCACTTTTTTGCGCTCCTTCTCTGGTAGGGCATCATAGACTTTTCTTCCCTCTTCTGGACTACCTGCATCTCGAAGGTCTCGTATTTTCTGAAGAGACCCTTTTGCTTTTCGAGAAAGGTCAACACCAATGTTCGCTTGTGATTCTTGAACCTCTCCAATTTGTTCAAATCGTGAATCTTCGACAGGGTCCACAACAAACGTTGATCTCCTAAACCGATCCTTGATAGGTTGTGTTGTAAGCCTTTTGAGCAGTCCAGGCTGTTCTTCACCTTCTCGTAGACGAGAGTCGCCGAAAAGCCTTCTCGTTAATCCTCCAGTAGCAGAACTTGCGAACTGCTCTGCCTCAAGCGGGGAAATCCCCAACCTTTTAGCAATAGACGTTTGTCCAAACTTTTTAAATATTTCTGGGGTTTTTTCTCTAAAGATTCTATCAGAAGAAACCTTACTTGTTGGTTCACCCTCAATAGACTGGGGCTCGATAGGACGACCCCTAAACAGATCAATTCCCGTAGCAATTTCAATTGGAGCCTTAATAATTGGAGCTGTAGAGCTCGCAAGAGACTTCAACCTACCTCCTGGGTCTAGTGTTCCGTGTCCTTCTTTAGACTCAATATTTACAGGGAGAGCGTCTGTCAAAAACTGATCCATTGCTCTCGCGAACTCGTGTGGGTCGCGGTCATGAAAATACGTAACACCAGACTCTACAAGGTTAAACACAAGCTTCAGCCCATCTCGCTTCTGCACCTTCCAGTACTCCGCAAACTTTTTACCATCTTCGTTAACACCATAAGAGCGATCATCATCTTTTCCGTAAAGTGCAAACTTTGGAATCATAATATAACTGTCTCTCTCCCATTGAGACACTTGTTCGAAATGCTCCCTATTCCCTGGTCGAAGGTTGTATGCTGTGATTGCGGCCACTCCAGTCATTGGAACAGAGAGTTTCGCCCAAGCCTTCGCTGACGCAATTCGTTCTTTTCGTGTTCCTTTAAAGGGGTGTACAAACAGGCGGCTGACGTCTGTGACAGTTCCTTGGGTTGCGGCATTGTAAAAAGGGAAAAGCGCATTCATCTCTGGGGTCCAAGTTCCGCGTGCCCAAAAGTCAGGGCTCCCAGCAACCTTTCGAACCTCAGACATCAACTCTTCCCGTGTTACAACATTCTTTACATTCTTCGCCCCCTTATTAACAAGTTTTTGTTGTCTTTTGAGGAATGCTTCTGCCTCACGAAACCCAGCAAGTTTTCCAGTAATTTCTAAAGAGCCACCAATATCTGTTGGAAGCCGTAATACACCAAACACAAACTTCTTCAAAGCTCCAGCTTTTGAAGTATTATATATTGGTTTTAGTAGTTCTTTGGCTAGTGTTCGTGAGTATGCTCCAGTAAATGCACCACTCTCCATAAAGTCCTGCATCATTTTGCTTCGTGAACCAAAAACTGTATACCCTATAGACTCAAAAAATGCAGACAAGTAGTTGGTAGTTACGCGAAGTGGGTTAATTCCAAACGCCTTATTAAGAAACAGGTTTCTCCCCATGTCAGCAATAAGGGCATTCACAGCATTAAAGCCTGTGTTATAAGCAATTGCACCAAACTTCATTGGGATAGATGTTTTTCCAGCAAGGCGAACAATAGTAGATGCTTGCTCAAGATTTAAGCCTTTCAGCGCGTCGGATATTCCTTTATCAACATGGTAAAACACCTTTTTGCCGTCCTCGTAAATAAAAACCTGCTCCATTCCCTTCACTGGCTTCCGCAGAGCCTGGTCGCCCTTCTTTGGTCCGATCTTCTTAATAAATGCCTCTGCTGTGTCAGCCTTTTCTAGGTCCCCAATAATACGCCTTGTAAACCGCTGTCTTTCAATTTCTTCTATAAGACGAGGTATTTTTTTGTGTGCTGCCTCAATAACATCCTCAAGCATCACAACAGAATCTTTACCTTTCCCAAGCATCTTTATTCCCTTAATGCTTTGGATTTCACTCGCAGCTTTCGGGGTAATGCTTTTTGAGGCAAGCCGCATCACATCATCAATCGAACGACTCAAATCAATACCTTGAAGTACGCCGTTTTTAACAAGGTCGTCTTGTATAATAATATTAAACGGTGCATAAAAGTCGTTGGAGTTTCGTATTATGTCGGCCTGTTTTGTGCTCAACCTCCCCACGGCCTCCATCTCTTCAATAAACTGCCTGAAGAACACATTATATTCGTCTGCTGCTTGCTCAAAAATTTCTGCAACCTCATCACCAACACCTAGCTTGATATGAGCAATACCATCTACCATGTCTTTGATTGTTTTTCCTGCGAATTGTTTCTGTAGGGGGTTGTCGGAAAGCCTACTAAGAACTCGTCGCATAGAGACATATTGTGAAAACTGCTCAAGCGATCCACCAGTTTTTGTAATAACTTTGGTGATAATCTTATCAAAGTCCATAAGCTTTGATGTAATTTTCCCCTGTGTTCCAGAAAAAAGATTTGCAACTTCTGACAACTTTAACCCATCTCTTGTTTTCCCATGTGCCTTTAGTAGTTGTTTCTGTGCAGAATCTAGTGCATTAAACTGATTTATTTGTGTTCGCTCAATAGCCTGTCCAGTCTTCTTGATAGCATTAACAGCCTTTCGTCCACTTTCTCCGATAGTCTCTGGCTCTTTTTTATATGTGAACTCATCTATAAACTTCGCAACCTTCTCTCCATTATCAAGGTCAACCTTACCACCAGCATCAGCTAACACCTCTGCTTCAACAGCAAGACCAGCAGCCTTCCTTGAAGATTGCTTAAGCTGGTTTTGGAGTTGGCTTTCTGAAAAGTTTTTATAAGGACGGCTCATTTCCTGTATCTCTTCAAGACGTGTGGGGATGTTTGGGTCTGTTCCCTTGAAAGGTATGCGCTCTGTGACTGTGCCAGCCCTTCTAATTAATTGTTGTTCCTTGGTTCTTAAAAGACCTTTTATTGCTCCTGTGCTCTTTGTATCAGCAAGCCTAAAGATGACTGGGTAGATGTCATCGCTATTTTGAAGGTATGCACTCAACTCTTTGCTTGCATCCTTACTAAGCTTTTGGTGAGGCGTAAGGTCAAAGAGACCCCTGATCACTTTTTCCGCCTCTCTCTTTGCAACAACCTTGGGGTTTGCATTTTTTCGTAAAATGTTTCGTACAACACCCTTAAAGAGATCGAGGTCATCCTTTGACTTTTTAACATTGGAAAAAGGAACATCTTTTTGGATTGTTGTTGTTATAGGGCGATCAATATTTTTTCGTAAAAACTTTTCCTCTTGTCGTAATGAAAGCTCTGTGTGAATATCTGTAACCTCATCAAGGTTTTGGGAAAGTTTTTGTGCAACCTCGTCTCCAGCCTTTTTTGCCTGCGCGTCTTTAACAATGCTCGCACTGTTCCGAATAATCTCATCTACACCCTCTCTCACTTCTTTTGTACCCCCGTGTGTGACTAGTCGTTGTGCCACTCTGTCCATAACCTCTACATTTGATGCGCTGGCAAGTTTCGCAGCATCACCAGCTTTTGCGCTCTTCCCTAGTATTTTCAAGAGAGGTTTTGTTATCCCTGCTGCACCCAATAATCCTATCTTTGCGCCTGGTCCTATAACAGGGACAAGGTCGAGGGCTGTACCTACAGCATCAAGTCGGTCGCCCGCGGTCATATTGTCAAGATTACGCTCGTGATCAATAAATCGTCGAACTCGTGGAGTGTTGAGTATTTTTTGTTCAATATCACTACCTCGACGATTTATTGATATTTTTCGAAATAATTCTGGATTTGTTCTTTGAAATTCTAATATATCCCCAAATGTTGATCGTGCCACTTTACCAAAGCCTCTCCTATGTGCCTGCTTAATCATTTCTGTTCCTTTAGGAAGTGCTCCAATCGTTGTAATTGATCTTATTGTTTCAGGAAACTTCTCTTCTTTAATAAAATCCAACAATAGCTTGTCTCTCATGGTAAATCTACTTTCCCCAAGTATATCTGTTTTTTCTTGAGGGAGACTTTTTACGAGACGCTGTAACCCTTTCATAGCTGAATGTATATCGTTTCCAATTTGTTGGGATAGCAAGATAGGGAAAGATCGATCACCAACCTCACCACGAAGAATGTCTTGCCTTCTTATTGTTTTATCAATAACAGATTCTCCAACAAATGGGCCAGCTGCTCTCTTGGCAGAAGCTGAAATGTTTGACCTTGGTGTAGCAGTAAATGCCCTTAACGCCTTAGTGGCACCAGAAGACACCTTACTAGTCACACTTCTTCTAAGGGCTTCAGACCTACTTTTGACTTTCCTGGTAATAATTTTAGAAGGAGGATCTTTTTTAACAACATCTACAACCTTTCTTGTTGTTTTTTGGATACTTTTTGGCACTCTTCTTTTCACCTCACGACGAATAACTTTGCCAGCTAAAGGGGCAACAGTCCTTTTAAGAAACCTTCCAAACTTTTTAATCCTCTCAAATGCCATAATTATATGTTACTTACACTTCTTCATCAGTATCAATACCTAGCTCTGCATCTATATTGTTATCAGCAGTGCTTTTTTTCGATCTACCAGGATCCCCTTCTTCAGCCTTGAATTTTCTTGAAAGAAGTTTTACGTCTTCTGGATTAAGCGAGCCTTTTAGGGTGTCGCGAAGCGTAAAGGTTGGATCGAGTGAGCCCTGGATAGCGTTCGTATACTCCTGTCGATTAATTTGTTGACCATCGAGGAAGAAGGAGAATCCACCAAACTCATCTTGTCTTCGTGTTAGACCAAATTCCTCTTCAGCCATCTTGATAACATCTGCTGACTTCAACTTCTTTTCCTTACCAGCTTTTCCTGCGAGTGCTGTTGCTGCTTTCAGTGCGGCAATTTCTTCTTTGCTTGCAATGTCGTCAAGCTTTAATTGTGCATCAAGCTGATCCATAGTGAAGTCAATAACCTGTCCCCACTGTTTCATCTTCCTGTCATTGTCGGTATTTACAGCCTCTACGTAGTTTGCAACAGCGTTATTCACCGCCTCCTGTTGTTGTAGGTCGAGCTCTGTAAGGTCAGATTTTAATTGGAAGTCTACCTCTGCTGATTTCGCTGCAAGCTCGGAAACAGCCTGTATTCGCTGTACATCTATTTGAGTAAACTTGTCAGTGATTTGATTTTGGAACTCTTGGAACTGGAATGAGAGGTCTGCGATTCTATCTCCCTTCGAAGCATCTGCCTGAGAAATTTGTTGTGCGATATTGTTCAGTGTTTGAACCTTGTTCAGTTGGATGTCTCCTATAGACTCAATAATTTCAGACCGCACAAGGTCTTGTTCATTAATCGCTGCACCAGAACGAAGACCAGCCACACCAAGTCCTGCTCGTTGTGCTGTTGCTCGTCGCTGAAGCTCTTCTCCTTCCCTCGAGATGTCTTGTGTCGCTCGTGCTGCTGCACGCTCAATACCTGGCTGTTGTCCCCGAAGTCCTGCTTTTTGCTGCTCAAAGAGCCTTTCTATTCGTTGTCGTTGTGACTCAAACTGTTGTCCAGCAACTCCACGTTGCCGCTCTAGCGAGGCTCGTGCTTGACCAGCTTGATGTTCAAGAAACCCTTGCTGCTCTCCAATTCTTCCACGAAGAAACTGTGCTCGTTCCTTTAATACACCTCCACGCTTCTGTAGAATTTCTTGTTGTCGCTGTTCTTCTTCTCGTCGAACACGGTCAAGATCCTCCTGTGAAGGTCCAGAGAGTTCTGGTGGCTGAAATGCCCGCACCTCGTCAAGAATCTGCTGAGACGCACGAGGCGGCTCTACAACAGTTTGCTGTTGTGGTGTTGTTGGAGGAGGTGGAGGTGGTGTCGGCGCAGGTTTCTCTGTGCGACGCTTAAATTCACTTATCTGTCTTCTATTTGGTGCAAGATTAGCCAAAAATTTACCAATATTTTGTTGCCACCTAAATCTTCTTATAGCCATAGTGTTAGATTAAATTATTCCAGTTGCACTCCATGCAATACCAACACGAGTACCAGACCCAATAGCACTTCCATCTGTATCATGGACTTCTATTGTAAGACCGGAAACAGTAGGAACAGCGGATGCTTGGAGTCTAGCAAGTGCCGTAAAGTCACCAGCGGTTGTTGGGTCTGTTGTGTTTTTAAAGCCAAGGCAGTTTGTTGTGACAATCGGAATTTCTGCAAACGTTACTGGAAATGTTGGACCAATGGTTGTAGGGGTTGCAGTTCCATCTCCAGTAATAAAGTTCCATCCTATTTGGGTCACATAGTTTCCGTTAAACGAGTTAACAGCAATGTCTTGTCTCGCCAAAACAATATCATTCTTTGCATATGTATACGCAGTAGCTATAGAACCTTTTTGTAGTTTAGCTCCAGTAAAGTAAGATGTTTTTGATGTTCCAGCGTGTTTCAATTTAATCTTCAAGGATGTGTCTCCAGACCCTATGGTTTTATTTTTGATAACCAATCTTTCCCAAGTGTCACCACCAGTATGTGCCGCTGTCCCAAAGGAGTTGTCTGCATTGTCGGTCAATTCAATCTCAGTAGTGTTTGAGTCTGACTTACACCATACAGAACATGTAACGACTGATATATTCGCCTGAAGCTCAGGGAAGCTTGTAAGAGTAAGTTCTTGAACTGCCGTTGCTCCGTTTGTTGTGGACTTTACTTGGTGGCTTGAGCCAGGGATTCCCACAGGAGCTGCTGTTGCGTCTGCGTTTACGGCAAAGTTTGTTAGCGTCCATCCATTTGCTCCATATCGGAAAAAACCATTGTACGCAAAGTTTCTGTCATGAAGATCATCAAGGTTAACTTTTGCCTGAGTTACTGTTGCGTCAATCAGCTTTGTAGACCCAGTGATGCTTGCATTCTTAACATTGGCGTCTTCGATGTTTCCATTAAACTCATTGTAGATTGTGTTCCAGTTTGCCATATCTCGTGTCGGGTCGTCTTGGTCACCCGACTGAATGGTGTTTGGATTTGTGATAACTCCCATAGTTTTGTATTAACGTAATTTAACAACTTTTTTAAATGCTGGACTAAGACCATAGATGGTAATCTTCTCGTCTGTCCCAGTGTGGGTGAACTGATACTTGATTGTCCTGGACTTCAGTTTCGTCTTTATCCACTGCTCAACATCACCGCCAAACCCACGAACAAACTGACCACGAGTTAAGGACGACCCACGAGTAGCGCTGTTCCCTTGAAGGGTAATGTTTTGAGTAGTAAAGCCAGCATTATCAGTTCCTTTGTACCCAAACGAAACGGTAATAGCACCAGCGTCTGCACCACGAACAAATGTTTTTCTTAGCTTCTTATTGAGGTCTGTACTGTCAAAATCAAATGCCTTTGTTTCAAATGTCATGACAACAGACTCTTCTCCAGCATTTAACACTTCAGCCTTGTAGACACTTCCATTTGTTTCCGTCATATCCCCAAAGAAAAGCTGAAAGTCGCTACTCACAGGCATTTCTGCAAACACAGACGGTGAATATCCGTTATCAATGCTTGCAACAACAGGAAAACTTTTTGTTGTATCAACAACAAATGCTCTGTCGATAATGGTCTGCCCTGACCGTGTGTACCCTAGATAATATCTGTTCTCCTTCTTCCCTCCACACATGTTCGACTTCAGCACCATTCCAGTTTGAAACGTGCTCTCGACGTCGGAGGAGATATATTGTACAACAGAGCCTTCTGATCGGTAAATTCCGTCATCAGCAGCCCAGTAAATAAAACCATTAACCACTCTCGGGCTTCTCTTGGCGACACACCCAACCCCAGCAGGCATCTTCCGAACATCTACCTCAAAGGCAATATTATTATTACCTCCAGGGGCTGAACGAACACCCGTAAGGATGTATGTCGAATGCTCAGTCCACACAAAAACAAGGTCTCGGTATTCCTTGATTCCTGTGATTGGGCCGTCAAAGTCTTGAAACTGTAGGGAACGAAATGTTTCAAGCGCATCAACGTCTGAGAAGTAGAGCCGTTGTGGCTGGTTGGTTGTATTCCCTAAAAGAAGGACGGCCCTCTCCGACCAGTACTCCAGCACTCGTGGCTGGTCACTTGATGTTGCAGACGCCACAGGAATCTCTGTAAGTGTTGATACTGAAGAGTTGTCATACTTACGAAACGTGTCTGTTCCTGTGGTAATATAAGCGACATCTTGAGCAGTCACCATCTCCATGTCCGCTACTGCAGTGAGCGTTTGGGAGAGTGCTGTCCATGAACCACCATCTGTGTAGTGGTAGATGTCTGTATTGTATTTTGCTATAAGTTTATGAACTGTGTCCCCTTTGTGGTAGTACCCAAGGCCTGTTATGCCTTTGGCGGCACCAATCTGAGCGTCAACCAGCTCATACCCATCACGTGTTGTCACCTCACCCGTACTCCCAATGCGCACATTCTCTGCCCTTGATAGTTGGTTGTTTTCTATCTGGTTCTCATTATCGTTATTATTCAGCCCACCGTTAAAGTTATATTGCCGAGCAACATCTACATTCGCACCGCTAACATAACGTGAGATCTGTTTTCGTGGCATGGTTACGCATTATTGAAGTGGTCTGGATCAAGTCGAGTGTTGAACACATTTGCACCGATATCATCTTCGCTACCAACACGCTCAACTCCAACGCCAGCATGGTTATCATTCAGCATCTGAATAATCATGTTGTCAAAGTTGGTTTTCTCAATAATGTATCGCTGCTCATCATCTTTGAGGAACATTCGTGAGAGTGCGTAGTGCACAAGTATTTCCCTGTACTTATCTGGGATATCAGATGTATCACTATCTGCAGACATCTCTGTTGGAGTCTTGTAGTACTTGTAGTTAATGGTATCTACAGATGAGGGGATTGGGTAGAACTGTATTTTCTGAAACCCAAAAAGTGTGTAGTAGCTTGGATTTCCTGACGCTGTGGGGTTTGGAACTGCTTGGTCAAACAGGGATGCAGAAACCTCTTGAATATACGCATTATCTCTTGTAACAGAGTGCATCTTGTCAAAGTTTGTTGCCAGCGTGTATTCAGTTGTTGATGCTGCTGTGGTAATCGTAGAGGTCTCTTGCATGAACGGCCAGTCATATTCATTGCACACCTGTCTCTGCGCCATGTTCAAGAATAGCTTTGCATCACTCAAAGACTCCGCAGAGGTGTCGTCAAACACGGAAAGTACTTGGTCTTGCAGATTCTTGTAAGTGAGTGCCATAGTGTTGTTCTAGTTATGGTCGAAGTGATTTCAGTTTTGTTTCTCGCGTTACTGCATCATTGTAGTTCTTAAGTCGTAGGTCGTCTCGCTCCTTCTTTTGTGCTGCGTTGAGCGGAGCATAGAACTGTTTCCGTGCTGCTTCGTCTTGCTTCATCTTCTTTACTTCTGCGTCTGTTAGCTCATGCACAACCATCTTCTTCACTTTAGTTGTGTCAATATCTTTTCGTGCATTCTCAAGAAGAAGTTTCCCTTCTGCTTCTGTCTGGTAATAACCGAATACTACTTGCTTTGCCATACTATTATATTAATAATGTTTTTTAATACGGTTTAAATTTCTTCAATGAGACACCAACTCCAATCAGCTGCTACGACAGGCGAGTTCACAATTGCATGGCCATGAAGCTCATAGTCATTATCAGATGCTGGAGAGACAAACATTATTGCGTTTGGCTGATCTCCTGTTGTCGCCCAATTACAATCTCCTGCACCACGAACAGCTGTTGAGACCTCTGCTGTGCCATCAACGTCATACCACTTGTACTCCGCAAGATCATTTCCAGCGTCACCAATTCGTATTCCTGTTTGGACCCTGTAGTCAAATCCGCCAGTGAGAGTAATGCGTCCAATGTTTGTTGTAGTGTCAAGACTGATTCTTGAAAGCCCTGCTGCTTGGTGGACAATGTTATTGAACTCTATCCGAGTGTCAACTGCCACTGAGTCATTTGATGTTGTTCGACTAATAAGCATCCAATCCTTTGCTGCAGCTCCAGAAATATCTGGTGACTGCTCAAACCATGTTCCGTTGACATGACAATAATATGTTGCAGTCTTAAGTGTTGAGAGTGTCATGGCGGCATTAATCCCCTGTCCAAGCGTCTCACCACTAGCAGGAAATATCTGAAGTGTCTCTCCGCCGTCGTTTTGGACGATACACGCATCCCCAACTACTGCCGATGGAAGCGTTACGGTGTCATTATCGTTGACACATGTAGATATCTGGTTGATTGTTGACGTTAATGGTTGCTGCCCCTGTGTTTGTGTTGTGGAAGCCGTAATACCAGAAGCATACGAGTTGCTCTGTGGTTTTGCGGTTGTTGAGTTAGTACTTACTCCTGACATATATTTATATTAGAATAATGTTTTATTCATTGACAAAGAACAAAGTGGTCCAACCCCTGTTGTATGAAGTAGAATCGAAGTCTACAGAATCAAAGAATTTTCCTGCATTTCGAGACATACCAATATTCGTATCATCAATATAGTCAACTTGTGCTGGAAGATCTGCCGAGTCTCGTCCTGCTAGCTGATATTGTATAGTATTCGCATCGTTGCGAATCATGACGCCCACCCATCGTATTGTTGTATGGTCTAATCCATGAGTGGCAGATGCCTGAAAGTCTGCATCCATATCCCAATCACCAATATTCAGCACCTTCATCATGATTGGCGACTTACATATTATTGGAGTGGATGTTGTGTTGTTATAGTTTGTATCACTCATATTTAGAACGTAAACCAGTTTGTACCGTTACTATAGACTCTTGCCACACCATAGTCAGCGGATATAGTAATGGTTGCAGCGCCGTCAATGGTCTCTGCTCCTTCTGTAGCAATTGTAATATTGTCTGTAGCAGCTCCCCCTGATTCATCTTTGATAATGACAACTTTTCCCGCTTTTACTGTGTCTGTTTCAAGAGTGACCGTATCTCCACTAGCCGTAATGGCTGTCTTTGCAACAATATAGTCTGTCTCAAGGGTTGTGTATGCACCTGCACCTACTGCGGTACGGTTCATGATAGTTCCACCTGCAAGCTTTGTGCTTCCAAGCCCTTGGTCAATCACAAAGTCTGTCTGGTCATGACGAAGACTTCCATACTGAGTGTTGTCTGTGTCTGGGTCTGTTGCTGAATGAAAGTACATTGTTGGATCTGTCTGGAAAGTGTCGTGATCGTGATCCTTTAAAACATTTCCACCCGAGACAAGAGCAACAACATGATTGCCATTCCCATCATTGTCACCAGCAACCAGGCTCATTCCCTCATCGGTATCATAAATAATACCAGCTCGTGTTGCAGCTGTTCCAAGGAATTGTATACCAGCAGCCTTACCAACGGCTGGCCAGAATGGCTGGCTTGTCCCCATCTTTAGTCTTGCATCCACAAGGACGTTTGATAGAGCAGTGTCAACTGTAAAGATATCTCCACCGTCGGCGTCTTTTCGTACTAATAATGCTTCTGCGTTCGTTGTGTCAATAATAACTTGACCATCAACCTGTCCTCCAGCTTTTAACGATTGTTCATATTTCATAATATTATTTTACTCGAACACTGTAGGCCGTGTCAGTCCCTGAGTGAGTGAGCCGAAGCGAATCAATATTGTCGTCTTCAAACGTTACTGTTGATCCTGCCCCGACTGTAAACTGATCTCCGAATGTTGAACCATCCTCACTTATTTCTATGAGGATTGAACCACTTCCAGTATTTGCCAAGTATCCTGCTGTTGAGTTACGTCCAAGGTCGGTGTTGAAGTCATGTGTTGCTGGACTATCCCCTGCCTCAAATGACGCATCTTCATATGCCTTATAACCAGAAAGGCCTCCAGATGAATCATCGGAGACAACGCGAACCGCTGTGTTTCCACTAGCGTCTGCAACAAACTTATCAAATTCTCTCTGGGATCGTGTCGAGTCGAGTGCCATAGTTTTTTATTATTTCGTTATCGTGACGAGCGTAAAGCCACGCCACGTTTGTAATTATTATGAGTGCATCTTTGTAATGTGTAGCTTGAGTCCCTGTTCTGTTTTAAACTCCTTTTCACATTCCTCGCAACTGTTACTTTTTACTTCCTCTTTCTTCTCTTCCTTTACCTCTTCTGCTGGTTCTTCTTTCACCTCTTCTTTGCTTTCTAGGTATTGGATGACTTCTGCACGTGCCTTCTCCAGCTTCTCCAGGTGCTCTTCTGCTGCTTGTCGGTTTCCAAACACTCGGCTTGATATCCAGACCTCTTCTTTCTTTGTGATTTCATTCTCCACACGGTTAAGAGTGTCGGGAACTTCGTACTTCAACACCTCTGTGTTCTGAATTGTTGCTCTTCTTTCTACAATCTTTGACATATGTCTTTTTAATTATTGCGTTAGCGTAAATTCTGGTTATGGACACGTTGTGCTTGCGCACTTGTTATCTCTCCCTTTTGAACAAGTTCGTGAAGTGACTCCTTCATAGCTGACTTAATCTTCTTTGTTTTCTCATCTTCCTGCTCTTTGCGTATGCGACGCTTGGCGTTGTCAGCAATACGCTTCGCTGTCTTAGAGTCACAAAGCTCATCCTTGAGGAAGGCTCTTCGTAGTTCTTCTTTTGTCATGTCATGCATCATGTTCATCACTTATCCCTACCCCTATAAAGGGGCAAGGGAAGTGATTAACCGAGATTGAGAGTTATCACAGCCATTGTGTCTGCATTTGCATTTCCTACAAGTGCACTTCCAAATGGTCGCGCTGAACTCGCATCTTCAGTTGTAGCAGCTTTACATGTTCCTGCTGTGTCATCACCTGGGATAACAACATCATTCGCTGTAAGTGCTGCGCCTGCAAGAACTGCTGCAGTTCCTGAGATTTGTCGCCAGAAGTATGAACCGCTTGCTACATCAACTGGTGCTACACCAGTAACAATTTGAGTCTTTGTAGTTACAGCAGCTTTCTTCACGCTGTCTGGGTGGAAGAGTGAGATGTCTGAGTCTGAAACAGATAGTGCTGTTCCAAGTGCTCGATCAAGAGTAAGGGTTGTTGTGTCGTTAGAAACAACAGTTCGCATTTGCCCTTCTCCAGTTCCGTCGTCGACATAAACATAGAATCCTTCGAATTGATTCACGGTCCAAGTAGCAGTAACGCCACCTGTCTCGATCTTTGTTTTGTCTGCGCTTGAGGAAACTGTTTCTTCTTGGATCACTGCAGTTTGAATGAGAACTTCTCCTTCAGAAATTGCAGCTGATGCCTTTGAGTAAACATACTTGTTTCCGAACTGGTCTTCAGCAACTTGACCAAGCACCGCGTTAGCAGCTGTGTCGTCTTCGTAGAAGCTCTGGTCAACTGCGATTGCTCGTGCTTTTGCCATAGTCTTTTAATTAGATTTCTTATTATGCGGTAACTTGTGTGAGTTTTCCAAGATATCGACAGTTGTTTGCAGTAAGATTTCCCATCCATAGGATTTGAGCAATCTTTGCATCCTGGTTGTCTGGTCGTTGGAAGTCGGTCACGGTGAAGTTTGCATCTTTGTGATATCGAAGCTTCAAGTGTTCTGTGTTCAAGAAGTACATTACTCCTGAAGTACACTGTTCGTCGAACATCACGTCTGCCCCTCGGAACTTCATTGTTACAAATCCTGCGTCTGCAAGTTCTGTGTTTGAAACTCCAAATCGTTGGTTTGCTTGCATGAGAGCTTCGTACTTGTCATAGACTGTTGAAGTCGTAATGATCAAGTCTGGTCCCATTTTTCCACCACGGCTACACTGTGTGTATTTTGTTGCCATTGCAGAGATAGTAAGCGCACCACCTTGTGCTGTTTCGTTTGACTGCCAGAATTCGTTTCCTGCAGTTGCACGGTTGATATTTCCGTATGTTCCAGCTGAGTCAACCATGATTTCAAGTCCGTCAATGTCCTTACCTGAGTTTCCTGTTCCGTCTCCGAAAAGACCAGAAACAATGTCTTCAGAAAGGCTCATTTCTGCTTCCTTCACTTTTCCAAGTAGAAGGTTAACTGCTGCAGAGTCTCCCATGTTGATTCGCTCTTCACGTCCAGAGATAACGATTGGTGCCGCGTATTGGGTCCAGTCGAATTCTGCTGCTGTGAATGCGCTTGTTGGAGTTGTGTCAAGAACATCATAACCGCTGTACGATCCAGCGTTTGTGTTTTTCTTGTACATCAATGGTTCCAAAATCTTTGTTCCGCCATCAACTGGTGTATACGCCTTGTCCTTCAATGTTCGAAGAAGAAGATGTGAGTTGAAAACGGAGTCTGCAAATTCTGGTCCAACAAACTTTTCAACAGTGGAGGCAAGCACGTTTGTGTTGTAGTTCGTGTTTCCTGCCATTGTTTTGGATTAGATTATTGTTGGTGCTTCTCTTGCGCTTGTTGGTATGCGGCCATCATTTTATCAAATGAACTTCCTGTAGAAGGAGTCACTTGTTGTGATGGTGCTCCATTTGGCGCAGGAGTTGAAGCCGTTCGCTTTCCCTCTAATGATGCTAACGCTTCTTGTTTTCCCTCTTCTTTTGCGTTGCTGCTCATCGCATCAAATGCAACGGCTTTATACGCAATTTCGTAGGGAACACTGTGCTGAACTTCCTCTGGTAGCTGATCATAGAGATTGGCCATTTTCTCTCTATGTTTATCAACGTTTTCTTGCCCGTATTCCTGGGCGAGGTTAGAGAGTTCACGCTGCTGTTCGAGTTCATAGAGAGCTTTCTTTGCCTCTTGCTCTGTTTCCTGCAACGATTGTTGCTGCTTGGCAATAGTCACTTCTTGCTCTGACATTCCCTCGAACTGCGACGCCTCTTGGTTTTGTTGAAACGCATTTTGCATCGTCTCCATAAAACCTTTGTACTGGTCAAGCTCTTTACGTGCCTGTCCAAGTTCGTTGCCTTGATCACCGAGCTTTTTCTTGAAGTGCTCGATTGTCTCAACGTCAACGGAGGGTGTGGCGTCTTGTGCCTGTTCTTCCTGTGGCACTTCAGGTGCTTGCTGCTCATTCACAGCAGGTGCTTCAACAGTCTGCTCATTCACAGCTGTTGTTGATGGTTCTTCCATAAACATGGTTATTGAAAAACACACCGCTTATTCACGGTGTGTCTTGTCATCTGTGTTGCTAAAGGAGGAAGTTGCATTTGTCCTCAACAACACGGACGACAAAAGACGCCGTGAATTGTTGCAACTTCTCTTCACTTAGAGAACTATGTGGTTGTTTGATCAGGGAGTACAGATGGTCCTTGCTGAGAGTCTTCCAGCCTTGGTTGTTGTACACCTGTATTAATTGTATCACGTTTCCCAGATTCACGAAACTCAAGGTTTTGTTCCTCGAATCGTATGTGTCGTTCAAACATTTCTTGTAGCTCTGGGTTGAGCTCACCACGCTGCTCAAGCATGGAAAGAACCATGACATGATGCTTAATGTGTTCCTCATCAGCTGCATCGTTCGCAGGAACATCTTGCCCTTGAAGAAGCGCACGCTCATCCTCTAATGCTTCAAACTCTGACTGGGTGACATCGGCACTGTTATCTGGTGGAAGTATCTCATCTTTGTTTCCAACATTCTCACTATCAAGATAATTCTCAATCGCTGGACGTATATTGATGCCAGCCTGTGCAAATCCACCAAGAACCTGTAGCTGTTCACGGGACTGTTTCCGTGCGAGTGGACCAGTCTTTGCAAGCGTGGAGTCTGTTTCAACGTTCGCCATGTAATTCCCTGCAATCTCTTGCTTGGTAAATTTCACAAAGTTTACGTCGCTACCAACAATTGGTATTAACATTTCTCTGTCTGCAAACTGCTGAAGCATTTCAATAATTTTCTTTCCAACAAAGTTGAAGATCTTTTCTGCAATCTCTTGCTTCTGGCTTGCACGCACATCTGTACCACGTGACACCTCGGCAATCTCTGTAGCACTTCGTTTGCTGTCTGGGTTGAATCCTAAACGGTAGTCGTTGATTCCTGTGATTTGGGTAATATCTTCATTGACCATTTGTTCAAATCGGTAATTGTCTGACGGTAGCGGGCTTGATTGGAGGTAGTCAACAGCACCACGCAGACCAGCACCTGTATCCTTTACGGGGATGATTGCCTTATCGAGACCGCTCTTTATTGCCTCGATTCCTTTCTTCCCAACAGCTGATTCATTCACTAGTACTTTGATATGGGAACGCTTGAGGTGGTTCAGCATGTACGCACGGCTTCGATTGAGTTCATCCTGGTGTGGTCGGATGAGGTCAACCTCTGTAATCGGCATTGACTCTCCTGGAACCTTGTAATCACCGAGAATAATAAACGGGAATCCTTTGCCGCTGTAAATCTGACGTGGTTTTTCCACAAACTTGTCCCGTATTCCTTCCACAAGTATCGCTCGTGATGCTCTGTCTTCGTCATCAAGGAACCAGTGAAACAGCAACGCAACACGCTTGTTGTGTGGGTTGGAGTTTACCTCTGGCTTCTTGGCATCCATGTTTCCTGGGAAGTGTACAGCTGCACCTGAAACGTTCATCTTCTCTAGTTCTGGGTACATCTTCTTCGCCTTCTCTAGGGGCATTACCACTCGAAACGTTGCATGTCGAATCTTTGACAGCTTCCTTGCCTCGGAGTCAATAAAAATATCATCTGGGTCTATGGACTCAATACTGATACTGTCTTTTAAAATCCTTGTTGGCTCTTCGTCTTGCGGTGGGATAATCCCTTCAGCTTCCAGCACCTTCTCAACATCATCTCGCTCTTGGAACTTCTTATTCTTTTCTTCCAGAAAGTTCCACTTCACCATGACACACCCGTAAGGACGAACCAACAAGTCGGTCACCATATCCTTCACTTCTTCTTTCACCTCTTGCTCACGGATAATATATTCAAGTGTTTTCTCCATCGTGGTCACAACGCTTTCACCACCTTTGATTTGTGCTGCCTTCGAATCTTCATCTAGTGGGTACACGTTCCAGCGTGGGTCTTTAAAAACAGAAGACTGCACAATGGTTTGTACAATCGGTAATGCTTTATTTACGGTTAGTCCTGGTGCTGAGTTCGCACTCCTTCCAAGTAGGCTTGAGTCTTCGCCCTTGAATGCTTTGATGTTTTCTTTGGAACGCCCTTCGTACTTCTGCTTGTACAGTTTTTTTGCGGCGTCAATGTCTGCAATAATTTTCTGAAGCTGAATATTTGCCATGATATTTATATAGCAATTATATGCAACTTCACTTGTAGTCCTTTATTCTACCATGCCACCTCATAATCTCCTAACACCTTTCCGTGCTTCTTGATCTGGCTTACCCTCTCCATTTGCTTATCAAAGCTAAATCTTGGCTGTTTATCTTTTGGCTTCTCGCTATCCATTGGTCGAGACATGATGAGGTATCGTAGGCTGTCACAAGCATGATCTCCAACCTTCGCTGGCTTGTCCCTCTCCGTTGAGTACACCGACGTGCGTGTATCCCAATGGTACGTCTCCAACTCCTTGATGAGATTCACACAATGTTTCGCAATATACAGCCTGCACTTCCCGTTCTCGTCCGTCTTAAAATGTTCTTTCATCCTGTTGATACCAGCCATGACTTGGTTGTTTCCCTTGAGTGCGGTAATGCCAAAGTCTTGATACTCCTCATGCACGCTTTGCTTTGAGACTCCATGAACTTGTTTCGTTGAGGGGTCAATAATAAACGCTGGCTCTTTCGTTTGCACCTTCGCCCATATCGCCTCTGCATGCTCGCTCACGAGCTTCTGACGCTCATAGTGCTCGTCTACTACATAAATTACTCCTTCGTCGCTTACACGGGCAAATATGGCTGCTGTGGGGTTCCTGTAGCCGTGGTCTATCCCTATTATCTCCTTCCAGTACTCAGGGAACTGTTGATTCTTTGGGTCGAACAGGTGAACGTGTCGCTTAAACTCTGGGTAGATAAGACCTGTATGAGTGAGGAAGTCACATTCATACTCTTGGTTGTACTCGTCCTCTGACATCTCTTGTCGTGCCTGTACAAGCTCGTCTGCATCTAACACGTTTGTCTCACTGGCTTTGAGAATGTACCCACTCCAATCCTTTTCGTCCCTGTCGAACAGTGCCTTGAAGTGGTCACTGCCTTTTGGTGTACCAATAAACCACGCCCACCCCTTATTCTCTGATAGTGCAGGGCGCACCACCTTACTCCAAACATCTGGTGATTGTTCTGCGTACTCATCAAACACTACGCCACTTAATCCTGCACCTCGTAACATGTCCGGGTTCTCTGACCCTTTGAGGTAGATGCGTGACTGTCCAATCTTTGCTGGAATCTTGAGTTGTATTGAAAGTTCTGTCTCGTTGTACTTATCCACAACTTGTTCAGGGGTGTAATGCTTCAGCATGTCCCACGCTATCATCTTGGCTGCCTTGTAGGTTGGGGCTATGTACCAATAGACACCAGGATTGATGAGTGCGTGCTTGATAAGTTCGTTGATTGCCATCGTAGTCTTGCCAAACCGCCTGTGACATACAGCAACCTTGAATCTACGTGTATCACTGTGGATAACTTTCTGGTGTTCGTGTGGCTTGTAGTCAAGCTCTACTATGCCGTCATTCCTTACTCTTGCCATATGAAGCCCCTAATAGCAACATTATCTGTAGCCTCCCCCTTTAATAACTGGCTTCTTCTTGTACTTGCTTCTGTTGCTCTTGTTATCTCATCCATCCTCAAAGTCTCTGGCTCTTCTTCTAACCTTCTTCTTTGTTCTTTCGTTCCTAAAGCAATAATGTTCATATCCTCTTTGATAATCTCCTTAATGCTTGGAGTCCTTATTGTCCCTAGTTCTCTCTTAATTGTATTGTGTACTGCTGTCTTAGATATGTTTGTCTTTCTTGCAACCTTACGAACACTAGCTTCTAGTGGATTCTTTATAACTTCTGTTATTACTTCTGCTATTTTTTCATTTGAAGTCTTTTTGCCCTTCATAATAATAAATCTATCTTTACGCTTTGTTGCGCTGTTTTTTTGTATGAAATGTAGTTATCCCCACTCTACCTATTGACTATAACGTTATACATGTATATACTAGACTTACGGTACAAGAGCGAGACAGTCACGACAAGGGAATAAATATATCTATCGCCCTCTTATGTCACAACTGACTCACCCTAGTTACTGATTATAGCATAATTATTAAACAAACGCTATGACCAGTTCAACAATGACTTACGATGATGTCGTAAACAATGCAAGAAGTTTCTTTGAAGACAATGAATGCTTTGACGAAAGGGACATGATGGATTTACTCTATGAAGCAATCGACCAAGCACTACCAATATACACAACTGACCTGCTCGATGTTGCAAAAACAAAATTAGACGTTCTTTTTCCAGAAAACCTCATAGGAGATGACGCTGTACAAATGTTGTACGCTGGAATATTTGAATGTGTAAACGAAGATTTGCAAGACCTTATAGAAGTATAAACAAATTAAACAAACACTATGACCAGCAAAATCTACTATACAACGTACGGGTATGATGCAACTTATGTAGCCTTCTTTAAAATCATAAAAGAGACAGCAAAAACAGTAACCTTTGTTGAGATAGGGCAGGAATGGGAACATTTAGATGGTTTTCACAACAACATAACAAGTACACCATCAAACAAAGAGCTAGACGATACATTTAGAACACACAAAAAGACCATGAGGCATCCTATGTTTGGGCGCATAAGGCCCTACGAAGGGTCGCCAATATCAATAAACCCGAATCATTAAATATTATGCCAAACTACGCTCTCGTCTACCTCCTTACCGGATTGATTCTTTCCGCCCTTGTCGTTTCAATCCTCTTTGGCTCACAGCTTCATTGGTAAACCATTAAATAAAACACATGACAACAAAATACAAGGCAGGCTCATATAAGATCAATTTTAGCAATAACTATAAAATGTTTAAGCACCCTGTCTATTTGGAATTAAATAAAGGGCAAGCAAAAGTAATATTTGAACTCTCCAAAAAGTACGGCATTTTTCAAGGGGTCCAACTTGTTGATAGGAGTGGCAATAAACTATAATTACCCTTATCTTAGCATAAAACTAACTAAAATACTATGAAATTAGCAGTTGAAGACAACAAAAACAGTATAGGCTTTTTCGAAATTGATGGTAGACAATTAAAAAAGTTTATAAAAAGGGCGATTATTGACATTGAAGACTTAAAATTGATTTGGAGTTATAGCCACAAAGAGCGATTACGAGACTCTAGTGTAAGTATTTTTGAAGGTGTAAACGTTGTATATAAAAAAACACTATGAAAAAAGAATCAGCCCATAATGGAAGAGAAAAACATACACAGAAGATATATACTGTAAATGGACACATGCTGAGATGCGAAAAAACATTGCTCAATAGAAGATGTTTTTGTAGAGATAGGTATAATTTAATGCTTGAAAATTTGATGCTTTCAGAAGAGATTGCCGATCTAAGAAAACAACCAAAACACTAAATAAAACACCATGAAACATTACACAATCAAAGAAGCTGCTGAACTCTTAGAAGTCACTGAACAGTACTTGCGCAACCGCATGGCCCCTGTTCAGCCTCGCATACAATACAAAAAGATAGAGATAGATAAACGACTGCGTACTGTTATTGAAGAGAAAGAATTGCTGAAACACTTTCCATTTTTGAGAGCCTCCACATAGGGGGCTTCTCTATTTCAATATGAGAATAATGATAACGACACCAAGCATAGCGATGTATAAGTACACCTCAAATGCTGTGCTTTTATACAGCTCTTTGTACTTGTACAACTCTTTATCTTTTCTGCTGATCTCTGCGTTTGCCATCATCAGCTCTTTTTTGAGTTCTTCGTTGTTCATAAAATCTCTTTTATTTTATCAAACTTCTCTTTCGCTGTTCCTTCACCTGACATGATCTCGATATTACTCTTTGTCCCAATCTATAAAATCATCACCAACACTTTCCATAACAATCTCCTTGAGTCGTGGATACATTGCATCCCACATCTCACCCATTTCCTTTAAATCTTCCATCCAATACTCATCACTCTTCATATATATTCTCCCCTCCCATATACCGCGACTCTGAAAAGAGAAGTCAAAAAGACATTTAACCTTTTCCTCTTTGAACTCTTCGACAGAATCACAAGAAGTATTACTGATATACCCTACAAACTCATCCTCCGTAGTCGTCTCAATCGGGTAAAGTGAGCCATATACTGCACCATAATCTCCAATAGTATAGTGAACCACATGAGGAGATTTACTATCCGTAGTCACGAAAAATGTCTTATACTTTTCTTGCATATCTCTATTTTAATGCTCTTAACTTTTGAAATGTTTCCCTGGGGTCTGTAGATTCCTTCATTATGGCATTATACCTGGACTTCCACGTATCCTTATTGCCCTCTATTTGCCCCTGTGAGACGTTTGCCTCGTCTTTTCGATGTTCCCCCTGCACAGATACTATTTCGTCGAACCAGGCTACAGTTTCGGGGTCGCCCTGGTTGAAGAGGTTTTTACCTTTCAGCCAACGGTCTCGGCTCATAACTTTCTCTCTCCCATCTTTGAGTGTAATAAGTATCATTCTTTTGTTTAATACTTTGTAAAGTCTGAATCCTTGACAAGTGGGTTGAGTGGTGATGGGCCTTCTTGTTGTTCTTCAAGGTGTGTTGTAAGCCACCCCATAAAGTCTGACAAAGAGTTAGAGTTCATGTCCTGTGTTTGGCAAGCATAGGTTTCAAACTCTTTTCGGTAATCCTGTAGTACTTCAAGTGTTTCTTTCTTCATTTCTTTAACTTAATTATTAACCATTACCCCCACTACTCCCTCAACAACATCAAGGTAGCTATTTTTGATTACCTCTACTAAGCGCCTCTTCTACTGATTCATTCCTTTTTAGTATTCTTCTCCTAAGGGTTTGATAATGTATGCCCGTTTCGTTGGCCCAGTCTGAGAGTGGCAGTGATCTTCCCTTGTATTCAAATAGCCTGACATCACTCTTGTTTCGACTCTGCTCTTTTCGTGTTACCCATCGGCAATTCTCTTTACAATAATGTCCGTCGTTGTCTATACGATCAATTGTAAGGTGTGGCTCATAACTTTCTTTCATATCTTCCCAGAAGTTAATAAAACTATTTCTCCATCGGTCACACACCTCAATACCTCTGCCACCATAACGATGGTACCTCTTACTTTTCTTGCAAGTACACCTTCGAATCATATTCCTCCACACCAAATACTGACGTGTCTTTGCCATTCCGTGTTGTTCGTATTTCCTTCTCATAATATGTTTTATTGCCATAGACCCCATTACTCCCACAACAACCTGCTGTGATAGTTTTTGTAACACTATGTTCCAATACAGTGAACCTTAGTTCCCATGCTCCCATCCATGGATGTCGGTTCTTCGTGGCTCGTTAGAAGGTTCATCTTTCGATGGTTGTGGTCACCTGTTAATAGGGGTGGATTAGAGCAGGTTTTTGTTTCTATTGAGCTCCTAGAATATTCCTTATACTTTGAGTCAACATGCTCCTGGAATGGAGATTGGAGAGCCGCCAAGTTCTTAGGTCTATGCCCAAGAACAGCCCTTCAATCCCCGAACCAAGAGCTTTAAACCTCA